GACCTTGAAACTCTGTGGCCATTTGGTTATTCCTCCATTGGAGATGTTAACTTCGAATCAGCAGCATATGTTGCGAGATATATTATGAAAAAAGTAACCGGACATAACGCGAAAGCCCATTACACAGAAACAGATACAGAAACGGGTGAAATAACTAAGAGAAAACCCGAATTCAATAAAATGTCTTTAAAGCCTGGTATAGGCTATGAATGGTACAAAACATACAAATCTGACGTATATCCTCATGATTACGTCATAATTAAAGGAAAAAAAGTAAAACCCCCTAAGTTTTACGATAAAAAGTACAAAATTGATAATCCGTACGAATTTGACGAAATACTTTACAAAAGAGAAATAAACGGTAAACTAAATAGCGAAGACAATACTCTTGAAAGACTAATCGTCAAAGAAACAGTACAACAAGCAAAACTTCAAAAACTTAAACGTAACCTCACTTAGGAAATCCTCATGAAACTAGTACTATGTTCAGTAAAAGACCGTGCAGCTGATGCTTACGGTCGACCAATGTTTGTACCATCCGTAGGCGTAGCCATCAGATCATTTAGCGATGAAATTAATCGCGCTGATGCTGAAAATCAGCTACATAATCACCCAGACGATTTTGATTTATATGAGTTCGGAGAATTCGACGACAATACAGGCAAGTTCTACTTGCATGAAGAACCAAAATTGCTTAGTCTGGGAAAACAAGTAAAAATACAAAACTAAACCGTAGGGAAATGGCAACATTTCCCACGGAATAAAATAAGGAAAAGCCATGCATCGTAACCAGTCAGTAGACATACATCAGTTCACAATGATCCCTAAAGCGGATATTCCGCGATCAAAATTTGACTGCCAAAGTACACATAAAACTACATTCGATGCTGGCTATCTAATACCGGTCTATGTAGACGAAGTTCTACCAGGAGACACGTTCAATTTAAATATGACAGCGTTTGCCCGAATGGCAACGCCACTATATCCAGTAATGGATAATCTTCATTTAGAATCGTTTTTCTTCTTTGTCCCGAATCGCCTAATTTGGAATAATTGGCAAAAATTTATGGGACAGCAAGAAAACCCCTCGGATTCAATATCATATGTAGTCCCACAACAGGTGTCACCAGCCAATGGTTATGCCATTGGCACGTTGCAAGACTATATGGGACTACCAACAGTAGGACAAGTCACTGCAACAAAAACAGTAAGTCACTGTGCCTTTTGGCCACGTGCTTACAATCTCATCTGGAACGAATGGTTTCGAGATGAGAACTTACAAAACAGCGTAGTAGTAGATAAGGGCGATGGCCCTGATACAGTAACTAATTACACACTATTACGCCGTGGCAAACGTAAAGACTATTTCACATCAGCTTTACCTTGGCCACAAAAAGGCGCAGCCGTAACATTGCCTTTAGGATCAACAGCTCCTATAGCCGTTAACCAAAATAAAACATCAGCAACCAATAATTTTGGAATTAAATACAACGACGGTATTGGAGCAATGTCAGCAGCTGGTGCTGTAGTACAGTCTGCTAGTTCCGCAGCTGATATAGGTTGGAATTTATATGCAGACTTATCAAGTGCGACAGCAGCAACAATTAATCAATTACGTCAATCATTCCAAATACAAAAATTATTAGAAAGGGACGCTCGTGGCGGAACTCGATACACTGAGATTATTAGGTCTCACTTTGGTGTCATCAGCCCTGACGCTCGCTTACAGCGTCCTGAGTATTTGGGTGGTGGTTCAACTAATATCAATATCAGTCCAATTGCGCAGACCTCTGGAACTAATGCGTCCGGTACGACTACCCCTTTGGGTACACTTAGTTCTATGGGTACTGCCCTTGCTCACAATCATGGCTTTACTCAATCGTTCGTTGAGCACGGCGTTATTATTGGCTTAGTATCTGTAAGAGCAGACCTTACTTATCAACAAGGTCTTGCAAAAATGTGGAGCAGATCTACACGTTACGATTTTTATTTCCCAGCGTTTGCCACATTAGGCGAACAAGCAGTATTAAATCAGGAAATATACGTAACAGGCGACACTACAGATACAAGCGTATTTGGATATCAAGAGCGTTGGGCAGAATATCGTTATTATCCATCACGTATTAGTAGTCTATTTAGATCTACTGCAGCTGGAACAATTGATGGATGGCATTTAGCTCAAAAATTTACAGCTACTCCAACGCTTAATTCAACATTTATCCAAGACAATCCACCAGTTTCACGTGTTGTTGCGGTAGGTGCAAGTGCAAACGGCCAACAGTTTATCTTTGATTCTTTCTTTGATGTAAAGAAAGCAAGACCAATGCCAATGTACAGCGTACCTGGCTTAATCGATCA